ACTTGGTCTTGGGGGGCTCTGGAACCTTATCTGGTTCGGGAGCAGGTTCCTTCACCCTCACCCGCTTCAGTCGACCGTCGTCCAGTGCGGCTTCCACGAGAGGGCTGTTGGTTACCACGTTATCCCTTCCGGGGAACACATGCTCCCCGGTGCGGATGTCGGAGAACATAAACTCCCCGGTGGTGCGGACTGTGACCTTTTCAGCCATCGTATTATACCAGCGACAGTACAGAGCGAGTATCTGGGAAGATAATCCGATATCCGTGGTTCTTGGTACTCACGTACGTCACCTTCTGCTGTTGGATCGACCGGGTGGCTTCTTCGATTTCCGAACCGTTCTCGACCAGCTCTTCGACCGTTTCTGACTTCACGAAACCGATCAAAGTCGCTGCCGGAGCCGTGCTAGACACTGCGAAGTTGGCCTTGAAGTCAAACCGGGGGTTTTCAAGCGCGGTCTGGAACCCAGCCTTGGCGAGAATCTCAGTCTGCGAGGGGCCGTTGGCGGCGAAAGGAGTCGCAAACATTCTGGAATATTCAAAGTACATATCCCAGTTGCCAACAATAGTGTCGATCGGGACACCCCGGGAAGCCTGAGTAACCATCCACTTCAGGAATACTTCCCAGTTCATCTTTGCGGGCACGAAACCAGCCGGGGGTGCCGACATGGCAGCCACAAGAGCCGTGGCGGTCACGACCGGGGCGGCAGGAGCCACGCCGTCGCCGTTGATCAGCAGCGAGGTAGCAACCGCAACCTGGCCGATGGCGGCTTCCCGCTTGATGCGGGCAGCATAGGGGGTCAGGACGTCGAGGCGAGCGCGGCGTTCGAACTCATACGTGAATTCATAGCCGCCGCCAAACTTATAGAATTTAACGCTTTTTTCCGTGGTGCGGACGGCGCGCAGCGGAATGTTCGACCCTTCCGAGATGATCCCGGTCTGCTGGTAGTCGGTGTTGGCGTCCGACACGACCGTGGTGATCAGCTCGATGCCCGAGATGCCGCGCGACTGTGCGATGATCGGGGCGACGTCTTCGATCTGGTTCTGACGGTAAGCCCACTGCAGGACGTTGTCCATGACCGGGGGGAACATGGCGCGCGTGCCAGGGTAAGTTGCGAACGTCTCGGCAGCTGCCTGCAGAACCACGCCGTTGTCGTAGTCGTTCTTGTGGGGCAGGTTGAGGTAGGCACAAGCCGCCTCGAAGCCATTCAGGTTCTGGCCCTGGAACTGACCCTGGTTGGTGTCGATGGCCAGACGCAGGTAATCAGCCAGCGGCAGGTCATAGTTCTTGGCGTCCTGGATCAGCTTCTCGCCAGCGGCCAGGCTGACGGTCATGCTCTCGTCCAGAAGGCTCTTCAGGAGGACTTCGGCGGGAACCCGCTTTTGGGCCAGGGTGAGGATGTTGTACTTCATGTCGCGGGAACTCCGTTAAAAATCAAAGGTGTAGGCTTACCAGGACTCGACCGCGACCCACAGACCAGCGGGGTCGACCTCGATGACAAGGGTGCCGTCGTGGGCGCCGCCAGCCATCGGCAGGACATTGCCTGGGGCTGCACTGTTGCCGGTAACCGACATGCCGACGGCGAGGGCCGAGCCAGCGACGGTGGGGAGCTTTTCCTTGAACTGGCGAGCGACGGTGCCCACCTTGCCGAGGGCGGCGCGATCTTCAGCCAGGACCAGGATGCCGTGGATCGGGTCGGAAGTGCCGGCCAGTTTCATGGTGTTGGTCGCGGTGGTGTCGAGGGTCACAGCCTTGCCGAGATCAGCAACAACGTCGATGGTCGAGTGCAGGCCGTAGGTGAACAGGGTATCCGGGATCGGAAACCCAGTCGAAACGAGACCCATTGCGGTATATGCAGTCATTTCAATTCATCCTTACTTGGCAGGGGCCATCTTGAAGGAACCGAAGTCCCGCTTGGCAGTGGTGTCGGAGGGGTTCGCAGACTTGCCACCAATCGGCAGAACCGCGCTCAGCTTGGTCGTGTACTTGGTGATGATTTCTTGGAGCTCGACAGCCGTGGTCGGCATCGCGTCAGGAACGGTCTGCTCAGCGGCGACCAAGACCTTCTTGGCCGTGTCGGTCAGGAAGACGAGAGCAGCGGCATGGTCAGCAGCAAGCTCGGCGCCGGGGGCGGCAGCAACCAGCTTGGCAGCCAGGTCATCGCGCTCGGCGGTCAGGGTGGCGATGGCAGTCGTGCCGCCGTCGATCTGAGCCTGGAGAACCGCCAGGGCGTTGGTGTGGCCCTCGGCCTTGGCTTCCAGAACGGCGATCTTGCCGCCGGAGGCCATCAGGTCGGCAACCAGCTTGTTGGTATCGATAGTCATTGTCTTGGGTTCTCCATGCGAGGCGCGGCAGATGAGGCGTTCGGTATCGAACCCCCGAGCTGCCAGCCTCATCGAGGGGGCAGTAGGTTGAAGGACAGACGCGGACTTGCCGACGATCTTGGCGCCGTCGGCGGCGCCGCGCGTCACCAGGCTCAGTTCGATGAACCGGCTCAGGCCGATCAGGTTGGCGTGGGTGTCTCCCTCGCCGATGACGTGGCCCTGGTCGCAGGTCTGGGTGTTGATGTTCTCGTTGGTTGAGTCCCCACCCAGGTAATCAAACCCGCAGTCCGAACAGGCCAGTTGGGTGGGCAGGAACGACACCGAGACCTCGTCGACCGAGCTGGAGTTCAGCTTGGTGATCAGGTCACCCTCGGTGGCGTCGACGTAGAAGAGCACCCGCAGTTCAGTGATGCCCTGGGGATTGATGACGACCTCGCCGTAGAACGCGCGACCCACCGGGGTGCCGTCCATGTTGTGCGAGAAGATCAGCGGGAGCGAGTTACCGCCGTTGATGCTGTCAGCCATTTGCTGCAGCGTCATCGGAGCGATTACTGCGCTCTGGAAAATCGTATTGGCCTTGCCGGGGAGCGGCAAGTTGTTCGCAGCAATAGCCTCGAACACCGTCAGGGTGTTCGTATCAACATCCGGGCCTACCGCATTCGCGATCTGGGCCTGGATTTGAGGGGTGATTACGAG